GAACAACAGGATTTAACTTGGCTTCTTTAATATGTATTAAAAACAATAAGAATGGCAGACACTAGTTTATTTACCAGATTAAGAAGATTATTTTCAAATGATGTTATTATTCGTAACGTTGGGGGAAAACAACTTAAAATTATGGATACAGGTAGGATCCAAAAATATGGAAACCTAGCTACAAATTCACTTTATGATAGATTTACACGTTTACACAAACCTGTAGGATCATCATTACAATATAACCCAACACTGAATTATCAGTCAATGCGACTACAGCTTTATAGTGATTATGAAGCTATGGATCATGATCCTATTATTGCAGCTGCACTTGATATTATGTCTGATGAAACTACTAATAGAAATGAATATGGAGACATTTTAAATGTTCAATCTTCGAATGAAAATGTAAGAAAAGTACTACATAATCTATTTTATGATGTTTTAAATGTAGAATTTAATTTATCTACATGGATTAGAAATATGTGTAAATATGGGGATTTTTATCTTAAATTAGAAGTATCTGAAAAATTTGGAGTATATAATGTTATACCTTTATCAGTATATGAAGTAGTAAGAGAAGAAGGAACAGATCCTGATAACCCATCTTATACTCGTTTTACAATGGACCCAAATGGTTTAGCTTCAGGTGCAACTAATACAATTAGAAGAGACCAATTTAGTTTAGAAAATTACGAAGTTGCTCATTTTAGATTACTTACAGATTCTAATTATCTTCCTTATGGTAGATCTTATTTAGAACCATCTAGAAAAGTGTTTAAGCAATTAATGTTAATGGAAGATGCTATGTTAATTCATAGAATTATGAGAGCCCCAGAAAAAAGAACTTTTTATATTAATGTAGGAGCTATCCCACCAGAACAAGTAGAACAGTTTATGCAAGAAACTGTTAATAAAATGAAAAAAACACCTTACATAGACCAAAACACAGGTGACTACAACTTAAAATACAACATGCAAAATATTACTGAAGATTTTTATATCCCAGTAAGAGGTAATGATAATTCAACTAAAATTGAGACTACAAAGGGATTAGATTATGATGGTACTCAAGATATTGAGTATTTAAAACATAAAATGATGGCTGCTTTAAAAATTCCAAAACCGTTTTTAGGTTATGAGGAAGGAGTAGAAGGAAAATCAACATTAGCAGGTATGGATATTCGTTTTGCTCGTACAGTTGAACGTGTTCAAAGAATTGTAGAATCAGAATTAACAAAAATAGCTTTAGTACATTTATATTCACAAGGTTTTGAAGATGCTGATTTAGTTGATTTTAAATTAGAATTAACTACACCATCAATTATATATGAACAAGAAAAAGTTGAATTATATACTGCAAAAACAACAGTAGCAGGTGAAATGTTAGATAAAAAATTATTTAGTAAAGATTGGGTATATGAAAATGTATTTGGATTATCTCCTGATCAATATAATGAACAAAAAGACATATTATTTGATGATGCAATGAACTCATTTAGATTATCACAAATTGAAAATGAAGGAAATGATCCTTCAGAATCAGGTATGTCTTATGGTACACCTCATGATTTAGCTTCATTATATGGTAATAAAAGAGATAAAGCAGTAGGACCAGCTCAGGTACCAACAGGATACGATGAAAAAGAACCAGGTCGCCCAATAGAAGACCCTACTAAATATGGAAACTTTAAATCTAATTTTGGTAGAGATCCTTTAGGTAAGAAAAATCCAGATCTTACTATGGCTAAACCTGATAAATCTAATAAAATTTCTACACTTGAAGCTGCAAATCTTAAAAAATCTCTTCAAAAAATAAAGAACAAAAAACAGGTTTTAAATGAGGAAAATGAAAATGGACTTTTATCTGAAAAAAATATTAAGTCTTAGAAATAGGTCTATATTTATATACGATAAATTCGAATTTATAAAACAATGAAAGTAAAACATTCTAAGTACAAGAATACTGGAATTTTATTTGAACTCCTCACTAGACAGTTGACTTCTGATACTATTACAGGAAGTCAATCAAAATCTTTGTCTTTTCTAAAAAAACATTTTAATAAAAGAACTGAATTATTAAAAGAATATAAAATATATCATACATTAGCTACACAAAAGTATAATAAAGATAGTCAAGCTACAATGCTAATTGATACATTATTAGAAGCCCACGGAAAACTAAATAAAAGTCAGTTAAGAAGAGAAAAATATAATTTAATTAAAGAAATTAAAGACACATATAATGTAAATGATTTTTTTAAAGCAAAAATAACTGACTATAAAGTAATGGCATCTATTTTTAATTTACTTGAAAATAAAAACGCTACAGCTTTATCAATAGTTAATTCTAAAGTAACACTTTTAGAACATATTACTGAAAAACAAATAAAAAGTAAAAAGAATGTTGTTTTAGAAACATTTAATAATCAAGATAGTGATACTAGATTACTTACCTACAAAGTTTTACTTGAAAAATTTAATGACAAATATAGTGGTTTAGAAGATAATCAAAAAACATTATTAAAAGAATATGTTAACAGCGTTACTAATAGCCCTGCTCTTAAATCTTATATCAACCAAGAAATTAAAGAAGTTAAAAAAGATATTTCAAAATATTCTAAAAAAGTTGAAGATAAAGCAGTAGTTATTAAGTTAAATGAAACAAAAGGAATGATTAAACCATTGTGTAAAAAATCATCTGTTAATGATGATAATGTTATTAACTTGCTTAACTATTATGAATTAGTAAACGAGTTAAAAACAATCCATGGTTAGTCTTACTGAATTATATAATATAAAAGAAACATCTTTTAGTGAGTTAAAAAAAGATAGAGATCCTGCAAGAGGGAACAAAGGTAAAACAGACGCAAAAGATTATTATTTTGTAGATGAACCAGCCGACCCAGAAACAGGATCAGTAAAGTCTAAAGTAGTGTATAAACGTTCTTTTGAAAGAATGGTAGCAGATTTAGAAGCAGAAGCAATTGATTTTAAAAAACTATCAGATGAAAATTCAGACGATATGGTATTATATAATTTATCTGAAGAATTAAAAGAATTATTTAATAAATTTAGAACACACGTAAGAAAAAATTATAATGAGTAAACCATTTAACATACACGATTGGCAAGCTAAACAAAGACGTTTAACTGAAGCACTTAATCCCGAAGTATCTCAAAAAGTAAATGCTTTTATTAAAGCAATGGCCCAAAGATATGACTATTCAGAGCAAGATGCTGTATTTGCTATTATGGCTGCTTTAAAACAAAGAGATTTTGATGGTGTAAATGAACATCATGCTGGTGATTACAATCCTGGTTTTCTAAAACAATCTGTAAGTACATTTTTAGATAAACTAAAGAAAAAAACAGACGAAGGTGAAGATTACGAAACAGTAGAAAAAATAATGGAAAAACATTTTTCTGCTAAAAAAGAAGTAGACGAAAATACATTAGGCACTGGTGCTTCATTTAATGCAGGTTCAGGTGAAGAATATATGACACCAAATGCTTTTAAAAAGAAAAAAAAGAAATAACATGCTATTAACAGAATATAGACCATTTCAAGTAGATAAAAGATTAGTAGAACAAGCTATATCAGAAAATAAATCCTTAACAGTAAAAGGTATTATCCAAAGGGCTGAAGCAAAAAACCAAAATGGTAGAATTTATCCTAAGGAAATACTAATGCGTGAGATTAAAAAATATGTAGCTGGTCCTATAAGAGAAAGAAGAGCATTAGGTGAATTAGATCATCCAGAATCTTCTGTTATTAACTTACAAAATGTGTCTCATAATGTTACTAGAGTAACAATGGATGGTGATGATGTATATGGTGAAGTTGAAATATTATCTACTCCAGCGGGTAATATACTTAAAGAATTATTCAGAAATGGAATTACTGTTGGTATATCTTCTCGTGGAATGGGTTCTGTAAAAGAAAATCATGCAAACGGTACAGTAGAAGTACAAGATGATTTTGAATTACTTTGTTTTGATTTTGTTTCTACTCCTTCAACTCATGGGGCTTATATGCAACCAGCTGGAAGAGCAATCCAAGAATTACAAGAGGGGAAAATACAAGTACCTGAATACAAATATACAAACGTAAATAACATAGTCCGCGATATTATCTGTGATAATACAGGTACTTGCGCATGTTAGTCGTGAACAATTAAATGTTCATTTCCTTAAAATTTTTATGAAAAAATGTGGGTTTTGCAAATTCCCTTCATATGTATGTCAAACAATAAAGGTTACAAAAAAATTAAACTCATGAGAGATTAAAAAACATATAGTACACAAAGTACATAAAAGCACAAGAGCAGTATGTCAGCTGTTCTCGTTTTCAACAATTAAAATAAATATTAACTAAAACAAAAATTATGAAAAATTTAATTATGACAATGGCTGTAGCAATCATGACTACGTTTGCAGCATCAGCACAATTTATGGTAGTAACTACTGTAAACACTCCTGACAGCGACTTAAACGAAGAATGGGGTACAACAAATTTTACTGACAATATGGGTATCGGATACATGGTAAACGATAAATGTATTGCTGGTTTAGTAAGAGCAGGTGAAGATGCAGAAGGTGACGCATCTTACGATTTATGGGCTAGATACCTATGGAATGAAAACTTGTTCGTTTCTGTTCAAGCACCAACAGAAGAAATGATGGACAACTTAACAGTTGGACTTGGTTATTCTTATGATGTATGGAAAGGACTTTGCGTTGAACCTAACTACAGTATGGGTTTAAATGAAGATGAAAATGGTGAAAGAGAAGGTTCTTTCAACTTAGGTCTATCTTACAAATTTTAAACTTAGTATTAATTAAAAAAGACCTCGTAAAACAGGCAAATTAAAAATGGAAAAAGTATTTTCACTAGTAAACGGATTTTTAGGAGGATTAGGAACATTATTTATGGCCTTTATCCCAGTAACAATCCTTTGGTACGTTTTAACAGGCGGAACCGTATTTGGAATGGATGCAATCGCTAATTTAACTTCATTAGTAAATGGATTTGGAGAAGGTGGTTTCGTAGGATTGATCGTATTGATCATCGTAGCATCATTTTTTACAGGTAAAAAGTAATAGTTTTTAGAACATATTATTAAGAGAGGCGCTTCGGCGCCTCTTTTGTTTTCTATTTTTTTGTTATATGTATATGTAAACATACGGACTTCCTAATAAGCCGTCCCTGATTATTTATAACCCTATTAAGGTTCCTAATAACCTTACTTCCCGTACAATTTATTAACGAGGCTCGAAAGAGAAAAAACCCAAAAAAAATGGCAAAAGACATTTTAAAAGAAGCTATCGCAGACGCTAAAGCTGTTCGTGAAGTTGCTCTTGCAAATGCAAAAGCCGCACTAGAAGAAGCATTCACACCAAGACTTCAATCTATGTTATCTGCTAAATTATCTGAAACTTTAAATGAAGAAGAAGAAGATTTAGACGAAAACTATATGGAAGGAGAAGATACTGTAGATGAAGGTGAAGACATGGAAGAAACTATGGATGAAGGTGAAGACATGGAAGAAACTATGGATGAAACTTATGATGAAGGCGAAAATCTAGATGAGGAAATTGATTTGGAAGAAATACTAAATGAATTAGAATTAGAAGAAGCGAAAGACGAAGACAAAGACAAAGTCGATGAAGCTAAAGATGATGATTTAGATGAAGCTAAAGACATGGATGAAGAAACTATGGACGAAGCTAAAGATGATGATTTAGATGAAGCTAAAAAAGACGACAAGAAAGAGTTAGATGAACAAAAACCAATCTACAGTGCAGAATATGCTAATGACCCTAGTTATGCAGCAGATCATGTACATGAAGGTGAAACTTTTGATTTAGATGCTCTTCTTGAGGAAATTAACAATTTAGACGAAAAGAAAGACGAAGACGACGTTAAAGAAGCTAAGGACATGGATGAAGAAACTATGGATGAAACCTATATGGATGAAGAAATGGATGAAGACATGGACGAAGGATTCGGTAATGTAAATCCTGTTACAGGAGGTTCATTCGGTGGTCCTAAAAAATCAGAATTCGCTGCTGACGCAAGAGATTTAGCTAAAAATGCATCTTCTTATGAAGATTGGCAAGCTAAAATGAAAGACCTTTGGACAAAATACAAAGGAGAAAAACCTCCTGCACAAGGAGTAGCTAATATGATTAAAAGCCCTAATTGGAAGAATTATGTCAATAAAGTAATGGCAGAAACTGAATTAGAAGAAGTTAAAGCGGCTCTTGAAGTTAAATCAGCTGAACTTAATGAAGTTAATCTTTTAAACTCTAAATTATTGTATGTTAACAGAATCTTTAAAGCAAACACTTTAGATGAAGTACAAAAACTACGTGTAGTTGAAACTTTAGATAAAGCTGAAACTTCTAAAGAAGCTAAGTTAATTTACGAAACAATTAAGGACACTTTCAATGTTGCTAAATCAAAGAAAGCATCCTTCAAATCTAAAACGAAATCATTAAAAGAAGGTATTGGAATGGCTTCTAAAACAGTAGGAACTACGGCTCCTAAAAAAGAAGTAATTTCAGAATCTAATAATATGATTAATCGTTTCCAAAAATTAGCAAATATTAAAATTAATCAATAACTTAAATTAAAATTTACAAAAAATGGACAATGTAAACAATTTATTAGAAGGTGCAAGCCCTTACCAAGTTCTACAAAACCAAGCTGCTAAATTATCTAGCAAGTGGGAAAAATCAGGACTTTTAGAGGGAATTGGATCTTCTACGGAACAAAACAACATGGCTATTCTTTTGGAAAACCAAGCAAAACAATTGGTAAACGAATCTAATTCAGTAGGTACGGGTACTTCAATTTCAACTGGTAATTCAGAAGCATGGGCAGGTGTAGCTCTTCCACTAGTACGTAGAGTATTTGGTGAAATCGTAGCTAAAGACCTAGTGTCAGTTCAACCAATGAACTTACCAGCAGGTTTAATTTTCTATCTTGACTTCCAGTATGGATCAGGTGCTTCATCGTTTAAAGCGGTAAGCGAATCTCTTTATGGTGCTACTTCAGATCTTAAAAGAACTGACGGTGCGTTTAATAAAGGTCTTTATGGTGCAGGTGAGTTTGCATACTCAATCAACACTTCATCAATAGATGATTTAGCATTTAAAGGCTCAAATGCAACTCCAACAACAGGTACTTATAATACAGGATCTGTTGGTTTCACAACTATTTTGAATTTAGATACTGAATTCTCAGCTTCACATGCTGGTGAATTTAATAACGATCATGCAAATGGAAACGGAAACGGAGATCAACTTAAAGTAGTAACAGTTTCTACAGCATCTTTAGTTAATCCTGATTATGACGCTATTAGATCATGGGAACTTTTCTCAGGTTCATCAGAAGGTTTATCAGGTAATAAAACTCAACTTACTACTTTCCCACAATTTACTAGATTAAATGCGGCAGGTATGGTTGAATTTGTAGTAAAAGGTAACATGGCAGATTCTGAATTAGAAGGTGATACTAACTCAGCAATGGCAGCAGGTGATCTTAGATTATCTTACGTTACAACAGCTGATAATTTAGATGACAGAGGTGACTTTGAAGATACATTCCCAGTAGCTGGATCAGGTGCAG